CGCACAGTGGATCCTAGGCTACTTTGGTTGCGCATATTGGAAAACTATTCCGAAACATGAGCAATTCTAAAGAAGTCAAGTCCTTTTTGTGGACCCAGTCCCTTAGAAGGGAACTGTCAGGATTTTGTTCAAATGTCAAAGTGCAGGTCATTAAAGATGCGCAAGCACTCTTACATGGCCTAGACTTCTCAGAGGTTAGCAATGTCCAAAGACTGATGAGAAAGGAAAAGAGAGACGACTCAGATCTCAAGAGGCTGAGGGACTTAAACCAAGCAGTTAACAATCTTGTTGAGCTCAAGTCTTCACAACAGAAGAATGTCCTACGTGTGGGGACATTATCATCGGATGACCTTCTGATACTTGCTGCAGATCTTGAAAAACTCAAATCAAAAATCACTAGATCTGAAAGGCCCTTAACAGCCGGAATCTACATGGGGAATCTAACAGCTCAACAGCTGGACCAAAGGAAGGCCCTCCTCCAGATGATCGGCATGGGGCAGAGAGGCCCAAATCCAGCAGTGAGGGGTGATGGCATAGTGAGAGTGTGGGATGTGAGAAACCCGGAACTACTCAATAATCAGTTCGGCACCATGCCAAGCTTGACTGTTGCATGCATGTGCAAACAGGGTCAGGTTGACTTAAACGATGTCATCCAGTCCCTTAGTGATTTAGGGTTAGTGTATACAGCAAAGTACCCAAATACATCAGATCTGGACAAATTAGCTCAAACTCATCCTGTTCTCAATTTGATAGATGTTAATAGAAGCGCCATCAACATCTCTGGGTACAACTTCAGCTTGAGTGCAGCTGTCAAGGCAGGTGCAAGTTTACTAGACGGGGGGAATATGCTTGAAACCATCAGAGTCAGCCCCAAGAATATCCAGGACATTCTGAAAGCTGTGTTGAAGGTTAAAAGGTCACTTGGAATGTTCATATCTGAAGCACCAGGAGATAGGAATCCATATGAAAACCTCTTGTACAAATTGTGTCTTTCAGGTGATGGCTGGCCCTACATCGCCTCAAGAACCTCTATCCTGGGGAGAGCCTGGGACAACACAGCTGTTGACTTGGGAGGGAACAGCCCGCCGGAGAGCAAACCCGCCTTGCCTGGTGGCACCAGGCTAGCACAGGCACAGGGCTTCCCCACTGCACTGACCTATTCTCAAGTCATGGAGCTAAAGGATTCTATGCTGCAGCTGGACCCAAATGCCAAAACTTGGATTGACATTGAAGGGAGGGCTGAGGACCCTGTTGAGATAGCCATTCTTCAACCCGCAAATGGACATTATATCCATTTCTATCGTGAACCGACAGATTTAAAACAGTTTAAACAGGATTCCAAACATTCTCATGGTCTGGACATTCAAGACCTTTTCAATGTTCAGCCTGGACTTACTAGCGCTGTGTTAGAGAGTCTACCTAAGAACATGGTTCTCACCTGTCAGGGGGCAGATGACATCAGGAAGCTCTTGGAGTCTCAGGGAAGAAGGGACATCAAGCTGATTGATGTTGGGATGACAAAGCCTGAAGCCAGGAAATTCGAAGACGAAATTTGGGACCACTACAAGCCCTTGTGCAAAATGCACACTGGGATTGTAGTTGAAAAGAAGAAGAGAGGTGGGAAAGAGGAGATAACTCCACATTGTGCCCTAATGGATTGCTTGATGTATGAAGCCGCAACAGTTGGGAACGTGAAACTTCCACAACTAAGGGCTGTGCTTTCTAAGGATCTAGTGTTCAGAACAGCATCACCGAGAGTCGTCCTGTAAAGGGGACGCCCCCGTGACCCACCGCCATAAGGCGGTGGGTCACGGGGGCCCCCTGGGTCCTCATCTCTTCCATCTCACAGGAAGTCCTGGTTGGCCAAAAACACCACAGCTACAAACCGCCATGTGATTCAATCTGTGGGGTTTGGGGCAGCCCTTGCCAACAATGTGTCTGTGTGTAGGGATCTTTATTAGGTGAAGAAACACACTAATTAAGTAGAAAGAGGTTGAGAATACAAAGAGGTCCACCAAACCAAGGGGAGTTGTACTCTGTCTCTTCTCATACTCCTTTCTGAGCATTTCTGTTATCATATTGTTGGCCTCCTCCTCAATTTCATTTGAAAAGTGGGTTTCATTAAGGTAAGAGTTGTTCGAAACTTTCCAACATTTTGGCAGAGATGTCTTTCCGTTCCTTGTGTCATTTAGGTACCAGAACTTTGAGTAGTTGCAGTAAGGTATACCCATTAGATCCCTCAGGTGGTTTCTTATTATCAGCTGATCATTAATAAGGGAATTCACTGCTTTGTTGATAAGGTTGATGCTTCTCTCTGCCTCAACTTTCAGTCTTCTAATTGCTTCTTTGTTGAAATCGAACAGTCTCAGCATATCACAAAACTCCTCATCATGCTGTTGATTGCATTTAGCTACAGCAGTGTTGCCAAAACACTTCATCTCAGCCTCAATCAACATCCACCTCTGTAGGCAGTAACCTCCAGGCAGATCATTCCCGGCAGAATCAGACAAGGTCCAGGTAAAGGTCCCCATTAGTCTTCTTGAAATGTATAGTTGTCTTGTTCTCTGTGCTATCAGTGATAAGTAGCCCATGGGTGTGGGCCTTGACATTTGGCAATGATCTTCCCATGTTGTGTTCTGAATGATGAGGTACTGATAGCTTGTCTGGATGCACGAAACCCCTCCAATGGTGAAGGGGGGGTTGGGAAAATGTGCTGGTCCCCAATGCATCCTTCTGAATGTGTCTAGGACACCATTTGCAACTGTACCACAGTGGTTTGCTGCATCAGTTGGTGATGAGTGACTTAAATTGTACTGAACAGTTATCTTCCCGCCATTAAAGTCACAGGCCATAGACTCATACTGATTGAAGTTTGGAATGCTTAGGTGGAAAGTTGTTACTATGGACATAAGGGTGTGATCATACAGGTTCCTTTTGTGTGCATCAGAGAGATTGCAGAACTTATGACTCAAAATGGAATTGTTTGTCAATGTAAGCTCCAAGCCGGAATCATTGTAGGTCTGAATGTAATGATGGGTGTTGTTCTTAGAACAGGACAACGGCATTGTATAATTCAAAGTGGACATGTCGAGCTCCACACTGTTCAGAGCATAGTTGTCCTTGTATACCATTGTGCATGACCTCCCACAGAGAAATAAAAATGAAATCAAACCTAACAGTCCACATGTTGCCAGGTTGTAAATTCCTTTGAGTATTGCAAGAAGGGACAGAGTGATGAGGACTATGTTCATCACTTCTTCTATGATGTGTGGCACCTCCTGAAAGAAGGTGATTATTTGTCCCATTTTTATTGGCACCCCACTATCAAATGAGTGGTTTGCAAAGCGCGTCCAAAAATGCCTAGGATCCCCGGTGCG